AGGATCGGTCTGCGCCAGCGTTGTGATTGCCTCAATGGTCTCTTGCTGACGGTTGCGGAAGCTAGGGCCAGCCCGACAGGTAACGTCATAGGTTCCGACTTGCAGGTCATTAACGGTGACAATCTCGCCTGTGGCGTTGTCGATCACCTTCTGATTGATCGGAACCATATCGTAGGACTCATCCTCTCGGAGTATCCTGACCTGACGCTCTGTGTCGTACACCATCGGGATGGCATCTTTCAAGATTCTACCCGTGGCCGCTACAGCAATCTCTATGCTGCGGCTGTACTTGAACGTGCTGTTTGTCCCACGGTCTTGTAGCTGCTTGATAGCAACTCCAGACTGAAGGCCGGGATTGTCACCCATATTCGCTGCGAACATACCAGCCGTCTGACCAATGATGCCGCGCATCGCCTCGGAGATAGTACGCAGACCGGGATTGATCTGGGCTCCTCCCTGCTGCTGTGGCACGGCTGGTGACTCAGGATCAACATTGTAGAATTGCACGGGATCAGCGTTCGTGTTCAGCGTTTGGAGCTGCTTCTCATGCCCTGAAGCCTGAGCCATTGTCATCCAATACTTAGCCCTCGGAGCAAGCGCACCCTCTTCGATTTCACGTGAAACGCTGTAATTCATGACCCGCTGCGGATCAAGCAACTTCTCAACTACTCCCCAGTAGATTGTCTTATTCTCAAATATCTTAAAGTTGGCATAAGCCGGGACCACTGGGATTCGGCAAAATACGGTCTCTTTCTTGTCCTCAAGGAAGTCTTTCGCATCAAAGAACCGTGAACAAACATAGTGCTTCTTGCGGGTCCGGCGCTTTGCCTCAGTTACACCAATGGCTGCAAGATCATCTACAACCTTCTCAAAGTCTTCATTAACCTCATGCACCTGACCGTTCGACATCATAACCAACTCGCGGTCCTCGGACTCTAGGTACAGAAACTCACCAACCACAATGCACTCAGCCTTGTCGTAGTACGCTTCGCCTTCTCGGTCATCACTTACGCTTTCACCAGAGCCTTCAGGGAATCTGGCCTCGTATTCATCTTTCGCCATTGCGTGAAGCACAAACGCATACCGGCTGTCTGACTTGTCCTGATTCTCTGCTGCGGGATCAAACCACACACGGTCAACAAAGTTTCCTATGTGCTCAATGGCTAGGTCTTGGTCGAAGCTATTGTCATCAACGTACTTCTGGACCACGCGCCAGCCATCCATCCCGCCGATAACCATATTGCGAGCGCACTGAGCATAAGTAGTCTTAGCGTTGGACATCTGCTCGATGTTGCGGATTATGCCGTCATAGGCAATCGCAAGGTCTTTAGTTGCATTGCCTCCAGCTGGAGATACTCGGATGTCGTAGTCGGATTGTTCTATCTCAGAGGCAACCTGATCCACTATGGGATTCACCATATCAAAGGTGTAACGCGGCTTGGCTTCGTTGCTGCTCCACCAGCAGGGTTCCCACTGGCCGTCTCTCTTATCAAGGAACAAGTGAGCCTCTCTGACGCGCTCCCGGTTGTCCTTGTCCGCCATCTGGCACTTATCCAGCAGGTCTATAACGTCCTGATGCTCTTCGTAATCTGCTTTGTAGGCAAGATCGTCCTCAGTCGCGCCGCGATCCTCTAGCTCTTTGCCATCATCATAACTAGCCATAATTCTTCCATCCTGAGAATTTTATCTCTACAGGTTTCACATTTTTAAGTTTTGGCGAGTGCATAGACATCATCAGAGCATCGCCCATATTCGGTGAAGGTATTGAGTACGGCTTCTTCGCCATTTCTATCTTGCTCAGAATCTGGATTTTACCAGAGTTTGAGCGCTTCAACGGAATTCTGCAAACCTCAGAGCGCAACTGCTCAATGCTATCAATGTCTGATGACAGGCTAATCAGCTCTTCTGGGTTGATGTACTGGCCCTTAACCACAGCCCGATACGTTGCCTCAAACCTATCCCGTAAAGTCCACCACATCTGGGCACGCTTGTTAAAGAAGGTTTCTTTATTAGTCTTTGCTCTCTGGCTTCCACCTAACGTGTACGGCATCTCTGGGTCATAAGGCGACTCGGAACCCTTGAACATGTGGTACTCCATTTTCTTGCCTTCAAGCGCCTGATCTACTTGTCGCTTGAGGCTTATCCCAAGACCGTCACAGTCCCAAATGAAGTGGTCTGCCTGAGCTGCTACTGCCTTGTCCAAGGCCCAGTCCATACCCTCATTGGCATCACCTGTTAAGTTTTCACACACATCTAGGATCACGTTGCCGTGGCGCAGTGCGTAACCCTTGCTGTCACCGCCCTCATCCGATGGATCGTGCGAAGCAAGCAGAGCACCCTCTGGCTTCCATCCCAGTTTGGTGTGCGCGTCTATCGCAGCATCAAACCAATCGGCCTCAATGATGCTGTCCTGCACCGTATCAAGGTGTGCGCCTTCCCAGATGTGCTCGTACATCGCTCTAGGCAGGTTCTTGTAGTCGTGCAGCCTTTCCTGCTCCAGCGGTGTCTTCACGAACCACGGATTATCGTTGTAGTTCATGCGGATGATCATGTGCATATCATCCTCGTACATACCGTCACGGTTGAGCTGCTTTTCAAATGGCTTGATAAACCGCTCGGAGAATGCGTCAGTGCTAGAGCGCGGGTTACCTGACAGCCATATCTGACTGCCTTCCTCTCGGAGCGTTGGTGTCAGCGTCTTTAAGCTGTCAAAGGATATGGTCTGGGCCTCGTCAACCCAGAACAGCGAGAAGCCGTACATTGACTTCACCGCCTCTACGTTACGGGCTAAGCCTCTAAACTTGAAGGCTACCTCACCGTTGAAAAGAATTTGATTGTTCTGAACCTCGAAGTCTTCTAGCTCGTAGCTGCCTATCTGCGAGGCCAGCAGGCTGTGTACTGAGTCATCAATGGAGTTCTGAAACTCTCGGAAGGCTCCGATCTTCTGGCCGCGTAGCGCCTTCAGCAGACACAGAGACGCTAGGCCATAGCTCTTCCCGCTCCCTCTGCCTCCGTAGACCACAATGAAGCGTTGCTTGGCTTCCAGTATCGGCAGCAGCTTTGGAGCGATCAGGAGCTTCATTCGTAGCTGGCTTTCCTCATAGCAATGGCTCTGGCCTGCTTGCTTGCATCGGAGCGGCTACTGTGACCGCCGCCGTCAATGGCCGTGCCTTTCTTGTTCTTGGCTATGCTGCCATCGGGCTCTACCAGCCGAAACTTGTCTTTGACCTTCCTCACGCTAATCGGCATCTAAGTCTCCCGGCTGCACAACCTCAATGGTAACGTGGTAGTCCTTCTCAATGGGCCTACCCTCTGGGCCAGATATCTCCTGACGGCTCTTCTCCGTCCATCCCATCCTCTGAGACAGCCAGAGCTTCATGCTGGCGTGATCGCCTTCCAGAGCCTTGTCATAGAGCTTTTCAACCATAATGATGCCAGCTCTGGTGAGGCCACGCTTGTAACTATCAGAAACTCTGCTATCCCGCTTCATGATTTCCTTTAACGTGTTGACGCTAATACAGAAATAATCCGCAAGCTGCTGCTGGGTTAATGATGGTGCAAGCCTTTCAACCTCGGCTACCTCATCCTCAGTAAATACTTTCTCTGGTCGCGCCATTAGAGAAACTCTTGCTGTGTCTCTGGGATAATTGTCTGAGCTATGCCAGCCTCAGTTCGATTATGCCTACGGGCCATAGCCTCCATGTAGGCTTTGTGATCCTTGTGCCTGATGCGCTCTCCTGATCTCTTTGCGCTTTGATATATCGCAATGAGAAAATCATCATCTTCCTGTGTTTTCTTCAGAAGATAATGCGGATCAGCGTCAAATTCTTGACTGTCTTCAAACAGCGCACTTGCATTTAGACCTATGGATTCTACCACACTATCACCTTTAGCGCCGCAGGCAAAGCAATACATCAGCAGCTTCCTGTCCTTTACGCTGACAGTCATGCTGGGATTCTTGTCATCGTGAACCGGGCAACAGGCTATCCAGCTCTCTTCTCCGCGCCGTCTTACCTTGTCCAGACGGTCTAATACTTGGTCATACCACATTCGTTTCTCCTTCTCATAACGCACAAAACCCGCCGTGAAGCGGGTCTGGTCTTGGTTGTCAGTTTTTGATTAGATCAAATCGACTTGAATTGAGTTGATCGGTGTGTGATAGATGCTATAACCCGCGATTTTGCAGTAGCTGAGTTGGCGTCCACCCGCCTTATTGTTGTAAGTGCAGTGTTCACCAACATTTCCGTAAGAATTTCCGTTTACTATCACGGAGTAGACATTTACGAAAGGCTTGAAAGCTCCAGCCTTTTTAATGATCTCCTGCGAGCCATCTTCGAGGATTGCAGTGAATTCATACTTGCCATTCTTAAGTTGTTTAGCTTGTACCGTTTGGATGTTTGCTGGGTTAGTCATTCGTTTTTCTCCGTTGATCGAGCAGCACCGCGCCGCTCTATGGTTCCCATTGTACCTATATCTCACACAGTGTCAACACTTTTTTACACTTTTTAAAATAATTAAAAGCCCGTAGCGTGGGCCAGACGGTCAGATCACAAGCTGGAGTTGCCACGAATTGGCGATTAGGCTTGCTCTGACTGCAGGTGTTTTTTGGGAGAAATCCAACGCACCGCCTGCTGACGCTACTTGTAACGCCTATGAGAGTACCGGATGTTCTCAGACTGAATCCATTTTAGCGCCTCTTTCAGCGGTTCCTTCGCAACAACCTGCCGCAAACCAGCAGGCGAGCAGTCCATAGACTCCTTGTATTTCCAGTATGCCCAACCGTGTTTATAATTTTTCTGTTTAGCGTATAAGAGCAATGTGCTGTACCACGCTTGCTTACCAGTTTTGCTCATCTTTTCTCTTCTGACTGCTGCTGAAGTCAGTTTTGAAGCTTTTTCAGCCTTCACAAGCATCTCGCCATTGTCCTTGAGGACAGGCACATCGCTAGGCAAAACGTGTCCACAAGCCTTGCAGCGCCTGCCTGTCATCGCACTACGGCATACTGGGCAAGGTCGGACTATTGGCTCTCGATCATCCTGCTTGGTCTGCTTCTTCTCGTCAAACCTGCGATCACCTGAATCCAACTCATGCGGGATGATGTCCTCCGGGAAGGAGTTGAAATGCTGAAGGTTGCCAGCGTGATCAAGCACCGTAGCCTTCTCTTTACCGGGATGTATCCTCCAGCATCGGCCAATCCTCTGAATCCACGCTATGCGGCTCTTGGTCTTGTAAGCGTCAATGA